GCTTGAAGTGATAAAGTAGGATCAGTCATTACTTGATGATTTACTATACCAAACTTCACCAGTTTTTTGGACATGATTATTGTATATATATGCGTGAGCTCTTTTAATATCTAATGATTGTTCCAAATAAGGATCTTTAAAATGATATTTCTTATTCATATAAGATCCAAAATCTTTTTTTACATCTTTAATATTATTATTCCACTTTTGAAACTCTTTTTTTAGAAGAGGTATGGTTATTCGTGCCATTATTTTGTGGTTTAACTTTAAAATGTTTTATACTATTTTTAGATATTAATTCTAAGTCAGTAACCTTCAATGTAATCATTTCTTTATATATTTTAGGTTCATCAACTTCATGAAAGAATACAGATACTTTAAATTTGTCATGAAAAGGATTAAATCCATCATCATTCCAATGATCATCATTCATTATTTGCCCATATACACATTCATCATCAGTTAATAAGCCCATATCTTTTAATATATCTGGTTCATATTTACTACCTTTCCATCTATCTGGTGGAAAAATCTTTACAAATCCAAATTGCACAAATGGAGTATATAGAGTATTACTACTCAATATCTCTATTAAAAGGGCCAATTCTGATGATGAAAATACTTGAACTACCATATCCATTATAGATTTCCTATTCTTTAAATTTTTAGTAAATATAGGATCAATTATATTTCTTATAATACTATCTTTTAAAGTAATAGTTTTTCTATTCACTGGGTTCATTTTGCTCAACTTTTAGTTTAAAATAAATATTCTCTGGAGGATCATCAAAATACTTTAATAATGCTGGACATAACCATAAATCATGAGCATAACCATGATGCTCAAATATATAATCAGTTCCTCCTCCCATTCCTTCTCCTAACTTTTCTATAGAGAAAGCATATCCAGGAAATTCATCTTGTGAAAACATAATACTACAATTTTCTACAAAATCTCCTGCTAAACGAGTTAATAATGTATCAGCTCCTGCAACTAGTGGTTCTTTTATTAATCCCTTTGATTCATCATCAAATACCCACCAATCATTCCACTTATAGGGATTTATTATACTTATCTGGTTCATTTTATTACAAATTTAATTAAAAAATAAAGGGTCAGATTACTGCTGTTGTCAATATGATATGAAACAAACAACACTTACGTCCATTAGGAACAGTAAAATCACCCCTCTCCACTCACTCAAAAATTAATAACCTTAAATTAAAATATTGACAATTCTAGGTTGGCATTATACTCACTATCTTATAGATATTATATAATGGTATTGTTAGTAGGACATATATGTCATATTAGAACTAATTCTTTTTCAATAGTTATAGTATGATTTGAAAAGAGATTCCTATTTGCTGAAAGACAGAATGTAACTAATTCATCTGATGAATGAGTTTTAAAATACTGTCTAAATGTTTTAAAATACTCTCTAAGTTTTGTTAATTCATCAATATGAGTTCTATGACCTGTGAAATGTGCACCTTTATCATACATATACAAATTACAATGCCATGAATCAGGATAAATAGTTATTTTTGGATTATTACTATCCATAACTAAATTATAATCAGGTTTTATATTTTGTAAAACTGTTGCTGGACTAAGATTTAAGATATTACCCATTGCATTTAACTTTTCACGTAACCATTTAGGAGTTCTGCCATGTAATTGATATGTTATAGCAGTTTCATCTGTATCTAAATAATATGTTAATAATGCATCTCCAGTAAAATAACTATTATGTATTAATAATGATCTTGCACCACTATCAGTTTGTTGATATGTAAGATTAAATTTATGACCTTTAAATAAAGATCCTTTTAAAATATTGAGATGTATCCATTCTTGATTTAAAGATTTTTGTTCATCTTTATTTGGATTATTAGATTGAAGTGTTGCCTTTAAAGAATTAAGTAAATTTGGAATATTCATGAGTATAGTTTTAGAGTGTATATAAATATGAAGAGAAAAGATCAGCATGTTGTTATCTTATATGATGACTTACTTAATCTTACGGGATTAGACTTAACTTACTCCCAGCACATACATCACCTTGTGATACCAATGTAGGTTTAATATAAGTTACCACTAGATCTTTTCCTTCATAAGATTTTTGAGCGTCCAGGTTTACTCCTGTGACCACATGTTATGGTGTAGGTTGATTCATTTTATTTTAAGTGTCAGAATCCCAAAAGCACACTATTCAAGTTCAAATAACCAGATCATTGTCCATACAATATGTATTATTAATACAATTACAAATAATATTATAAATGCAGGATGTCCTGTAATGGTTCTTATTGTTACATCAGCAAAAAGAGACCATATAAATGCAAAAGTTGTTAATAATACTGAAGTACATAATAAAGGAAGTAAAAATCCTAAAAATAATCTAACTGGTTCTATCAAGTGTCTCATGAGTTTTATGTTTTGGTTTACGTGAATATTTTTTCTTGTTCTTATGCACTGCTGATTTTACCCATAATTGAGCAAATTCAACACGCATAGCTCTTTTTATATCTTCTTTAACTTTCTTTTTCATGAGCTTAGTTTTGACAAACAGGATATATTTTTTCTTTTGAAGGTCCATCAAATTTAACATGTCCTTTTAGACCAGGAAAATTAAAGTGAACATTATCAAGATGTTTTATAAAAGCTTTAATTGAACAATCACATGGAATACCAATAATCTCTTGATTTCCTGAACCTAATTCATGTATTAACTTCATATTTCTGGTTGCAAATACAAAAAATTTATCATGTGCATCTCTAATTACAAGATCAAAGGTATATGGATCATCTTTTCTTTGCTTAACTGCAATGATTGTCATAATTGAAACAATTTAAGTGTGTGTGAAAATAAAAAAGAACTGCACTTCTGTTGCCAAGTGTGCAGTATACTCCGAATCAACCTTTTTTCCAGATATTTGGATAAGTTTCAGGTGGAAATGTATCAGGACATAAGAAAGCTAACATAGCAGTGATAGATCTGTATCTCTCACTATCTATAACTTTAAGCATTAACTCAAGAGGTGTTTCCACCTGCCCTTGTAATACTCCAGTTAAGATAGCTGGACTACAGCCACTTACTAAACCTACTTTCTCATCTGTTTTAGATGCAGGAATGTTTCCCAATCTTCCATTCACATTCCAAAATATTATCTCAGGCATGGTATAACCAGCCTGATCATATTTTAGTCTGATAGAATCAAGATTTGTTGCATCATCAACATCACATGCTTCATCAAATTCCATATCACTAATGATAAGAAGTTTGGTTGGCATTTCATCCTCACTGATACTTTCCCTCAAAGCACTATCTAATAAAAGATCAAAAGTAGCCTCAAGGTTAGTAGTCATTCCCCAATCAGATGTCTCTATAGAACTGAACTTTTCAACAATACTATTGCCTACTACATAGTTCACTCTAGGTCTTTCACTAAAAGTAATGAATGCATCTTTAAAAAGACCTTCATTCCTTTCAGCAATATACAGACCAAGAGAAACAGAAATTGACATAGGAGTCAAATCTCTATTACCTTCACCATAACGACATGTCATTGATCCAGAAACATCACATACAGGTAAGATTCTTTCAGTTGAACCTTCCATGTAATTAGGTAAAGCTTTCCATTGAGCTTCAATAGCCTTGACATTTGCATCCACTTGCATAGCTGCAAGGAACAATTGATAAGGAAATAATACTGCAGAATTTACAGTTTCTTTACCATCCAACACAGACTCAATAAAGGTATTGAACCTGTCTTTGTCATGTTTAGTGAAAGCATCACGATACTTGTTAAAAGCAACAGAAGGTATTTTAGAATAGTCTATAGAAGACCAATCATTATTACAAACTTTGTTTTCAACAACATCTGTTTTACTTACTAAGTATTTTCTGAATTCCTTTGGGGTCATCTTTTTATACTTGAACATAGCATTGAACCACTCTCCTTTTCTGGGAAACCATTTGGCTAATAAATGTGCATCAGAGTGTTCCTCTAATTGATGCATAAGAAAACCAAGAGAATCATCACAGATATCTTCAATTACAAAGTAATCTTTCCAAGATCCATACTCATGAACCACAATGGAAAGAGCTTCCCATTCTTGTGGATATGTTTTATTAACATGTTTGGCAACAGTATAAAACAATCTTTTCTCACCTGCACCACCTCTACAATCTCTTGCCCAGAATAAAATCTGGTAAGCCACCACTTTGTTCTCATTGTATGCAGCAGTAAATGCAGTAATAATATCAGACATATCCATATTTCTGGATGCTCCAGCTATGAAAAAGAAATCTAAACATTTACTTAATGAAGTACCATGTGTGATAGCACCATTAGTAGTAATAGAATCATACTGTCTGGTTGCATTAATTACTTTTGAGTGAGACATATCTAATTGGTTTAATTGTGTAAAAATAAAAGAAAGAAAGGGCTTTGACACCCTTTCATTCTAATTTAATAGGCAAAGGAATATAGTTCTTCAACTATATAACAGTGCTTACCTCAGATTGGTTAAGTTAACATAACATACTACGCTATATCCCTTTTACCTGTGAAAAAACATCTAGTTTTAAATAGTGCTGACCCAATCTTTCAATGATAAGCTAAAAAAAATCCCTCAGAATAGAACCAGATTATGGCCTGGCAACCTCTTCAGTTTTGGTTAAAGTTAAAGTGCTGACCTATTCTTTTAGGGATTATGATAAAGATACAAAAAAAGTCAAAAGACTCTTCCTGCATCATGTATAAAAATACAATCTAGTTCATAACAAATCTGATTATATCTAGTTGTCATACTTTCATAGTAAACAGACTTTTGATCTACATAATCCATTTTATTAGATAAACTATTTTGTTCATCTCTAAGATTATTTCTAACATGACAGTTGATATACCATAAAAACTCCATTAAACCCAGAGATTTCTCCTTGTTACAAAGAGTTTTCATAAATGTTCTTGTACCAGGAATATCAGACATAGGATTGTAATGATTCATGACTTCCTCCACATCTGTTCTTGATTCAGGATTTATATCCAAAGAAGCATAGTACTCAAAGAAGTCTTCTTTCTTTGATGGCCAACCAGTATAGATTGTTTCACCATCAGTAAGTGTTAATTCTTGCATTCCTTCATAATATTTATCTGGCATAACTATTTGATTTTACTTTGTAAAGAAATGTGGGTTTCATTATTATCCAAACCATAGAAATAATCCATAGCTGCATAAATACCTTGATATTCCCATATCTTCAAGGTTTCTTCTAATTGTTCTTCTGTATATTCAGGCATAATTATCAATTTGAGTGAGAAATGTTGTAGCAATGCAAGGACTTGAACCTTGCCTCCTATTATTTCAGAGTGGTTACCTACCCACTGCTATATGTTTTATCTTTACCATCCTTCTTCATCTTTCAATGATTCTTCAAAGAATGCTAAGTCAATACCAGTTAATGGCTTGTTATTATCCATTTTTTTCAATACCTCTCTCTTGTTGAACTCTCTCATCAACCTACGGTTATCAACATGGTTCTCTAATAAGATAAGATCATCCCATCCTTTTATTTTAATACAAATGACATCACATTCTAAATGTGGTTTTCTTCCTTGATAAATGTCTTCAATTTCCATTATAATAATTTAATTAGTTAACAATGTTCAACTCATATCAGTACATATTACTTCATTGGTTTCAGGATAGAAACTAACTGTAGTATTATTTCCAAAATCACCTTGGCTAAGATCAACATGATCTCCTTTGGGATATGCAATACCACCATTAGCCCAACCAATATATTTAACACCTTGTGATTCAAGATGAGTAACAGCTTCTCTCCACCACCAATAGTGATCATTGATAGTTATATTATAAGGATTATCTAAAGCCATAATAAATTATTTAAAGTGAATAATATGTCCATTAGTGGGAAGCTACCAACTCTCCCCAACGTGCTTAAGTTCACTGATCATCTCCAGAATGGACCAGTTCTGGTGGTTTAAAGGGTTTTACCCTTGTCAAGTGGAACTGGTGGGAATTGAACCCACGTACACCAATGCATAAACAAATGCATCAGTCAAAGCCAACCTCAGCCCCATATTTTAATCATGCAGGTTACTATCTTTCTCTAAAGAAGTATCATCCCACAAAACATAGTGTAGTTTATTTGATAAAGCCTTGACGGCAACCAACTGTTCTTCAAGCTTTTTAACTTTAGCTTGTTCTTCTTTAAGTAGGTTCTTTAATATTGTTAGTTCAGTCATAGCTATGTTATTTATTATAGGTTAAAGAGAAGATATGTATGTATAGAAGCAATGAAATAGTATGAATGTGACTACTTCTTGTTCCTTACAAACACACAAAAACAAAACAAAACATCAAGCTTGGGGCTGTTAACCTGCTCCTTAGAGTGGTCTAACAGTCCCAATGATGTGTGTTCACTTGCCAAACTGGGCTGATCTGCCCAGTCCTGGAAGAAGCTACGCAGCTTCCACCCAGAAGAGCCCAGTGGGCTCCTTGGTGTCCTGATCCAGCACTGGCTGGTCAGACATCTTGAAGTTGGGGATTTCATCCCCTTGCTTCAAGCCAAGTGTAAGTGGATCAAGGGTCTTACCCTTGTCATCCACCAAGCAAAGCAGACCAAAGGTTCTGTCTGCTTGTGTTCTTACATGCACTTTCTGACCATTGATTGTTTGTTCAATGGTTGAAAGTTTCTCTGTGACGCATACTATAGTGTTCTTCACTATCTTATGCATAAATACTGAATTTGCCATAAAATTTTAATTTTAGGTTAATGAATAAATAAAGCTAAGGGGTGCACTGCACCCAAAAATAAGCTGGGGAGCAGAATAGTAGGACCCCTTAAGCACATAACACACATAACTTTTTATTTAGGGATGGGGGGAATGTGTGAGAAATATTGTATATTCTTGTATAGAAAGGTTTGTGAAAATAAAAAAATTATGGGAGAATTAAATGGCAAAGAAGAGAAGGAACTCACAGAAGTTGAGGAGATGGAACTTGAAAGAAGGATGATGGAATTAGCTTATGAGAACTCTTATAGGGTTTTAACTAATAAACTGTCTTTTAAGGAATTGATGACAGGTAATCATGGTCAGGGAAGAAGTGCTATAATGGCTCATGATCCACAGGAGGGGGTTAATATGAGGGAGATGGATGTGATTATCCGTTTCTTTGAGGAGAGGGAGGAATATGAGAAATGTGCAGAGCTAAAGTCTGTTCAGTAAACGGTGTTGAGAGAACATAATTCGTGATGAAACATTTTGTAATTAATAGATTTAATATAAAGATACATGGCAGAAATAGTCATCTAAAAAGAGAATGGTTAGAGGAAAGATTTGTGATGTATAAGGATACTGTAAGATCTTTAGGTAACCAAACCAATAAAGAGTTTAAAATACTATTATTAGTACATCCTGATACTCCAATAGATTTTCTTGATAAGATAAGGGCTTTATATAATGAGTATGATTTAAAGTATCATATATTATATGTTGGAAAAGGAGAGATCACTATTAATCAAGATGATGAGTATGAAGGATTAAATGAATTTCTTGCAAGAATGCGTCAATTGAGTAAACATAAAAGAATCATAACATCCAGAATAGATACTGATGATATGTATGCTAATGATTATATACAAAGAGTTAAAGAATCAATCAAAAATGAACCATATACTGGAATTGTATGTGTAGATTTTAAAAAAATAATCTATACTAATGGAAAACAAAACAATATATATAAATATCCCCATACTACTATGTTCTTATCAATTTGTTCACCTATTCCTTCTATTCATTGTTTTAGTCAGATGCATACACGAATTCATAAAGTTAGAAATGTAAAGATTATAAAGAGAAATGAGATAGGAGGAAAAATAATGGTGCATGGAAAAAATGTATCTAATATAATGAGAGGAAAGAAAACAGAAATGAGTCTTTCAGATATATTTAAATAATTAAACTTCATTTATTTAAACTTTAAGTGTATATTTGTTTATTGTTTAATTAAAACCAACTAAAATGGCAAAAGCAAAAAAAGTTGTTCCTGAGAATCCTTCAGATGAACAGGTAGAACTATCAAAAGCAGAATTAGAGAAAAGAAGAGAAGAGATCACTGCTTATTATAAAGAAAATATCAAACATCTTACAGTTCAAAGAGAGTATGAAGAAGTCTTAAGGGATATAGAAAAGATTCGTGCAGAAAGAGTGCAGGCACAAATGTTCTTGGCTCAGGCAATGGCTCCTAAAGAGGAAAATGGAAGTGTACCTGGACAAACAGAACAGGATTTTGCAGCAGCCCAAGCAGGAGCTGACTTTGATGTAGATCAAGTTCCCAAAAGAACCTTGAAAAGAACTGAGTAATGAATACATTACGTAAGGGAGATAGTGGTGATGAAGTAGTAATCATTCAGAAGATACTTAGTTTAACCCCAGATGGAGGTTTTGGTCCAAAGACAGAAAAGGCTATAATAGATTTACAAAAAGCAGTGGGACTTGAGGCAGATGGAATAGTAGGCTTAAAGACCTGGGCTGTTCTATTAGGAGAGAATGAGATCAAGTGGTCTAGAGATGAAATCCAAAAAACAATAGAAGAACTAGGGTATGAATATAATACAGAAGGTCTTTCATTGAATATTGTAGGGATTAGAAATAATAAGGGCTTAACTGTAACGGATCATTATGATGATTTTATTACTCTGTCGTATAAAGTAAAAGATGAGTGGAGGTTTCATGCATGGTCTGCCACTACAGATCCAGGATTACATTGGCTTGGTCATCCACTTAATAAGGATGGTTGTGCAATATTAGCAGCTGGACAATATAAAGATGTATATAAAATAGATAAACATCAGGGTAAATATAAAGCCCTGTGTCAGCGTAATGGGAAGGTAAAGGTATATAGAGATGGAAATCAAGATGACATCTATGACTATGATGATGCTACAATCACTGAAGGGTGGTTTGGAATAAATATTCATCGTAGCTCTGCATATAAACCAACAAATTATGTAAACAAGTATTCAGCAGGATGTCAGGTCTTTCAAGATCCTGATGATTTTGATGAGTTTATGGATATTGTTACTAAATCAAAATATACCACCTTCACATATACGTTGATAGAAGCTAAAGACATAACATAATGGCATTAGTAAACAAAGTAGAAAAAAAGGTAAAGATGTCAAAGGATGGTGTTATTAAATACCAGATCCTTACATTTTGTTTTTTGAATGATATTCAAATTAGTTTATCTGACTTAAACTGTTTAACAGAACTTGCAAGAATAGGAGATTGTGAATTAACTTCTTTCTGTAAATTTGTTTCTGATAAACAGATCTTTAAAAGTCCTCAATCAGCAAGAAATGCAATTACAAAAGCAGAAAAAAAGAACTTAGTTAATAAAATAGGTAATAATAGAAAGAGTATTCGTATTTGCAATGAAATGGACATACAAACAGAAGGTACAATCCTCTTAGATTATAAATTTCTAGGAGTTGAATCCCAAAGACCATAAAATATTCATTGAGAATATAGCTGATCAGGTGGGATTATCACCAGAAGTAGTTAAATCTTTTATTTCTTTTTATTATTCTGAAGTTAGGCGTAATCTTTCTGAAATGGTTTTCCCAAAGATCTATGTAGATAATTTAGGTACATTTAGTCTACGTAAGAAAAAATTGGAAAAAGCTATTAATAGACAAAAAGATATATTAGGTAATCTAAAGAAGATGACTTATAAGGGATATGAAAAACATGTAAGTGTAAAAGAAAAAATTAAAAGTTTGGAAGATGCACTTGTAATGGTTAATAAAATGCAAGATGACAAAAAAACATTTAGAAAATATAACAGAAAAAACTGAAATAAGAAAGTGGTTAAGAAAGATGTATGATTGCCGTTGGCATTTTACAAATGATGTAATAACTATTATATGTGATAATGAAGAGTTTCATATAGATCCAGCAACATTAGATGAAAAAGAAACAGACATGTTAATAAAAATAATGCAAGATGAATCTAGAAAAACTAATGAAAGCCTTTGGGAATTTTGATCAGATTCTGGAAGGTGTAAAAAATAATATATTTAAAGAGGAGCATATTGAAGCAGTTGCTAAAGTAAGATGGCAGAATTGTAAAATATGTAAACATATAGATTACGTGGGTACAAAATGTACTGCTCCAGGTACACAACCATGTTGTATAGAATGTGGCTGTAGTTTAGCATGGAAGATGAGGGCACTCTCTGCAGAATGTCCTATAGGAAGGTGGAAATCTTATATGACAGAAGAATTAGAAGAAGAATTACTAAAAAATTTAGAAGATGAAAATGTTGAAAAAGTTGATGAACCAAATAATAGGTAAAGTTCATGAAGAAGAATATATAGTAAGTTGGCGAAGAAAGATGACTATAGATGGTATCTTTTGGGAAAAAGTACATTATCCTTTAGAGAAAAAAACTATATGAAAAAAAGATATACTATTAATCCCAATACAATAGAAAAAATGGAGGAACATTATTCTAAACTCACACCATTAAAAGAAAGATTTAATGAATGGATGATTCCTTATTTATCTACATTGTTAAAAAAGAAATATAAATCAATATTAGAAATAGGATGTGGTATGGGAAAGACATTGAAATGGATAAGAGAACAAAGTCCCCAAGATGTATATATTGAAGGACATGATCTTTCACCCTTAGCAATATCTGAAGCAAGTAAAGAATATAAAGACATAACTTTTAAAGTAAAGGACTCTATTAAATGGGAACCAAAAGCCATATGGGATCTAATTATATGTTCACAAACATTAGAACATGTAGATGATCCTAAAATACTTATATTAAATATGAAGAAGGCTTTAAAAATAGGAGGTTGTTTATTTATTACTGTACCATATCCAGGTAGTTCTTTAGATAGAGGAGTTAAATTACACCATTGGACACTTTATCCACAGGATTTTAAAACATTATTAGGTATCTCAGCAAATTGTATAAAAGAAGGTAAACGGCATTTGATTATAAAATATATAAAGAATGAGTAAATTAAAGCAAACTATATTAACTCAATGTACAGATATTTTTCCTTTAGATATATGTATTGTTACCTATAATAGATTGACCTATTTAGAAAAATGTATTTGGAGTATTATTGCCTCTACATCAGTACCTTATAGATTATTTATTATTGATGATAATTCAGATGATGGAACTGTAGAATGGTTAGAACATATGCAAAAAAGAGAACTTATTTATAAGGTTATTTATAATAAGAAAAATATGGGAACTGCATGGAATTTTAATCATATTATAGATCAAAGTAAGTCAGATATTTTTATAATGGCTAATGATGATATGTATTTTTATAGAGATTGGGATTTAATTACTCTTAATGCATATAATACATTTAATGATTGTGGAATTGTATCTATATTTAATTGGAATAGAGCACATAATGTTCCAGATGTAAAATATATAACAGAGGAATATGTACTTATTCCTAAATCAGGATTAGGTGTAGCAGCCATCAAAAGAGATTTATATCAAGATGTAGGAAAATTTTATTTACCCCCAGGAAAAAGAATGGGTTACTTTGCTACACCATTTTGTGCAAAAGTTAATGCATCACAATTAAAATATAATAAACATTATGGACTTACACCATATTATGCTTTACATATGGATGATCCTTGGTGTCCTTTAAATGAAAGAAAAAGTTTAGAAGATTATTCTAAGATGAGAAAAAAACATAAAAGATGGTGGCAAGGAAAAAAGGGAACAAAAATATAAATTAAATAATCATGGCAGTAATATTTAAAGAAGATGGACATATATATGAAAGTCTAAATAAGAATCTGGAAAAGGAGAATATTAAATGGCTTAGTGTAACCTCCTTTGTAAGTATGTTTAAACCTAAGTTTAATTCAAAAGCTCAGGCAAGAAAATCAGCTAAGAATAAAAAGTCTAAGTGGTATGGGATGGAAGAGAAAGATATCCTGGCTGCTTGGAATGGTGAATCAGAGAGAGCTATTAATTTAGGGAATTGGTATCATAACCAACGTGAGACAGATATATTAGACTTTAAAACAATTGAGAGACAGGGAATAGAAGTTCCTATTATTAAACCTATTATAGACAATAATGGAATTAAGATTGCTTCTGATCAGAAATTAGAAGAAGGTGTTTATCCTGAGCATTTAGTTTATTTAAAGTCTGCTGGGATCTGTGGACAGGCTGATATAGTAGAAATTGTAAAAGGTAAAATTAATATAACAGATTATAAGACTAATAAAGAAATAAAGGAAAAAGGTTATACTAATTGGGAGGGTAATACAAAGAAAATGTATAATCCTTTAGGGCATCTAGATGATTGTAATTTAAATCACTATAATATACAATTGAGTTTATATGCGTATATTATAAAGAAACATAATCCAAAACTTAAAATAGGTGACCTAACTATACAACATGTAAAGTTTGCTCAAGCAGATACTGATAAGAATGGTTACCCTATTAGTAAATTAGTAAATGGTGAACCTGTGATAGAAAATATAAAGATTTATAAATTACCTTATTTAAAAGATGAAATAAGGAGTATTATTATGTGGCTAAAAGATAATCATGTTAGTAAGAATATTTGATATAGAAAATGGAAAGGTTATTCCTTCAGAACATTGTTATACATTAACATTTCTGAAAAACATTATAGATACATATCCCAAAGAGCATATGAATATATTACAATATTTATTTTATATGACATGTCCTAGTCCTGATATGAATCCTTTTTTTAATTTACCAGAACATGAAAAAGAAGATATTGTTACTGATGAAGTAAACTTAGATGTCTCATTAGATGATCCTATGATTACCCATGCTCTTGAGAGATGTATACAGTTATATGAAACTCCCACATTTAGAGCATATAAAGGTATTAAATCTGTATTAGATAAAATGGCTAGATATATGGAAACAACAACCATTGAACATGGAAGAGATGGTAATCTTACATCATTAACTAATGTAGCTTCTAAGTTTGATTCAATAAGACAATCCTATAAAGGAGCATTTACAGATATGCTACAAGAACAAGAAAGTCAGGTAAGAGGAGGACAAGGATTAGCATATGATCAAATGTAAATTATGAAAAATTTAGTATTTACATCAGCAGGAGATAGAACTGATTTTGATAATCTTTGGTTAGATGTAGAACGTGAATATGATGTATGGGTAGTATATTATGGAAGTAATGAAAAGACCTATGAAAGATATAAATCTAAAGTAGATTACATAGAAAAAAGAGTGGGTTCTAAGTTTCAGAATTTTGAACATATTTATAAAACTAAAAATCTAAGTAAATATGAAAGATTCTTTATTGTAGATGATGATATTATAATAAGCACTCAAGATATTAATAAATTATTTATAATGTCACAAGCACATGATTTTTGGATATGTGGCCCTTCATTTGATGAAAAGAGTAGAATATCTCATAGAATAACAAAACATAATCCAGGAGTTCTTTTTAGATATACAAACTATATAGAAGTCAATACTCCTTTATTAACTAAAAAAGCTTTAAATAATTTAATGAAGATGTATGATTCTTCTTTAATAGGTTGGGGTATAGATCATTTATATATATGGGCAAATGGATGGGATGAAAAAGAAAGATTTGCTATTATAGATGATGTTCAATGTACTAATCCTAAAGAGTCAACTAAAAAAGGAGGAAGACGTGAATTAGAAAAGGTTAAAGATTGGAAAAGAAGATCTCATATGTGGAACACATTTGAAAAAATACATAATATACCTAAGATAAGAAGGAAATATTATAAGATTGTTAAACTTTCTGAAAATAAAAAGATATATAGGACTAAACCATTAGTGCCAGTAATTGTAAAACCAAAAGAATATAAAGAACCTTTAAAATTAGAAACATCAAATAAAGATAAAATAGCTTTTATGTTTTTGACAAAAGGAAATTTACATCAACCAAGTCTTATATATGAGTTTTTAAAGGAGGGGAAAGATAAGTGTAATATATATGCCCACACAAAAGATGTAAAAAGTATTGATCAGGATTTTTTATTAAAAGCACAAATACCAGAGAAAGTAGAAACTGAATGGGGAAAGATAGGATTAGTAAAAGCAACAATAGCTTTATTAAAGGAAGCTTTAAAAGATCCTACTAATAAGTATTTCTATTTGTTATCAGAAAGTTGTATTCCATTATATCCATTTGATATTGTTTATACTAAAATAGTATCTCAAAATAATAAATCATGGATTCAAAAAATAATGACATATCAGACATCTAGGCAAAAGAAGTATGATACATTAAAAAATCCTGAAAAAATAGGTATACATAACTTGGATGATTTTCATTTATGTTCACAGTGGATGATATTATCTAGAAAACATGCAGAACTGGTTGTAACTCATGATTATACAAATACTATATTTAAGGATGCACATATTCCAGATGAATGTTATTTTATTAATGTATTAAAACATCATGATAAAAATTATAATGATAATGTAATAGCTGAACACCAAGTAACCTTTAGAAAAATGACACATCAACATCCCATGTCTTTTAAAAAGTTTGATTATAATATTTTAGTCTATATGAGAAATAGTTCTAAAGGAGTAAGTTATTTTGGAAGAAAGGTGGGAGATGAGGTAGAATTAACTTATAATGATTTAAAAAAAATTAATTCTTCATATATTCCTAGAAGTAATAAAAAAGACAGAATCTTTAAAAAGATTAAAACAAAATATGGATATAAATTTATTTGATGTATAGTTCTATACCTACATATAAAAATGGTAAATGGATTACTACTGAATTTAATAGTGAAGAAGATTTTAGATGTTTTTTATTAACATTATTTAGAGAGCCTGGTCAATATAAGTTTAGTACAACATCATTACTTTTTAATAAACAAGCTCAAATATTTAATAAGGAAGGTTATTATTGTAATAAACCTTTTAGATCAAAGGATTATACTGCTTATTGGGATGATCAAAAAGATAAGTGTAGAAAAGGTGTAATTTATCATGGAAAAAAACATATATGGTATATAACACGTGACTATTATATGTGGTTAAATTTTCTTCCAATATTTGATAAGGAAGAAAAGAAATATGGTTTTGCTAAAGTAAGAGATGCACAATATCATATGGCTCTTTATGAAATCTTGGCAGAATTACATGATAGACATTCAGCTATACTTAAGAAAAGACAAATAGCTTCATCATATTTTCATATGGCAAAACTCTTAAATCAGTATTGGTTTGAAGAAGGTTCTATATGTAAAATAGGAGCATCACTTAAAGATTATATAAATGATAAAGGATCTTGGAAGTTTTTAGATGAGTATAAATCATTTCTTAATGAACATACTGCATGGTATAGACCATCTAATCCTGAAAAGGTCTTATTATGGCAACAACAGATTGAAGTAAAAATTGCTAATAGAAAAACATCTAGAGGATTAAAATCAAAGATCCAAGGAGCATCTTTTGAAAAGAATGCAACAACAGGAGTAGGTGGACCGTGTACATATTTCTTTCATGAAGAAGCAGGAATAGCACCTAAGATGGGAATAACTTATGAGTACTTACGTCCTGCTATGTCTTCAGGAATGTTAACTACAGGAATGTTTATAGCAGCTGGATCAGTTGGTGATCTTGATCAGTGTGAGCCACTTAAAACAATGATATTATCTCCAGAAGCTAGTGATATATATGCAGTAGAAACAAATCTTTTAGATGATAAAGGTACAATAGGATTAGCAGGATTATTTATTCCTGAGCAATGGTCAATGATTCCTCATATAGATAAGTTTGGAAATTCTTTAATTGAACCATCTTTAAAAGCTATTAAGAAAGAAAGGGAACAATGGAAAAAAGATTTGAGTCCAGAACAGTACCAACTTAGAATCTCCCAGAAGCCAACCAATATAGCAGAAGCATTTGCCTATAGAACGGCTTCAATCTTTCCACAAAGTATATTATCACATCAATTAAGACGTATTGAAGAAAAGGTTTATCCTTATGATCTTGTTAAATTAGAAAGAACAGAAAAAGGAATTAAATCTGTTACAACAACTAAATTACCTATTTCAGATTTTCCAGTATCTAGAAAAGCTATAGATAAAACTGGTTCAATAATAGTATGGGAAAGACCTATAGCAGATCCTCCTTTTGGAACATATTATGCTTCTGTTGATCCTGTTTCAGAAGGAAAGACAACTACATCTGACTCACTATGTTCCATCTTTGTATATAAGAATCCTGTAGAAGTAACACGTGAAACTAGTAATGGTATTGAACATTTTATTGAAAAAGATAAAATAGTAGCATCATGGTGTGGAAGATATGATGATATAAATAAAACACATGAACAACTTGAATTAATTATTGAATGGTACAAAGCATGGACTATTATAGAGAATAATATTTCTCTTTTTATTCAGCATATGATAGCCAAAAGAAAACAAAAGTATTTAGTTCCTAAACAACAAATACTTTTTTTAAAAGATCTTGGATCAAACAGAACAGTATATCAAGAATATGGATGGAAGAATACAGGTACACTTTTTAAGAGTCATTTGATATCTTATGCAATTGAATATATAAGAGAGCAAATTGATGAGGAAACAGATGAAAATGGAGAAGTAATGAATGTAACATTTGGAGTGGAAAGAATACCAGATCAAATGTTAATTAAAGAAATGTTAGCTTATTTTCCAGGACTTAATGTTGACAGACTTGTGGCATTTTCAGCATTGATTGCTTTTGCAAAAGTACAGCAATCTAATAGAGGATATGTTAAACGTGTAGAAAGAGATGATGCAAATAACTTGCAAAACTCCCAAAATTTATATAAATTAAAGTATAATCCATTTAGGAATATGGGAGGAAGAATAAAAACAATAGGAGAAAAGAAATTTAAAAAATCCCCTTTTAAAAATTTCAGATAATGAAGGTATTTAATGCAATGCAAATGAAGAATGGAGCCAAAGCAGAGAGTGGCTATCCAACAACTAGTAGTTTAACACAACCATTACAATTCCTAACAGCAAAAAAGAAAGATGATGATTGGTTTGCATGGAATCTGGATTGGTTAGAATTACAGGGATTACAATTTTTAAGAATAAATTCTAGGAAATTATTAAAGAACTATAAACTTGCAAAGGGAATAATTGATAAAACAGATTATATAGTTGAGGAAGATAATGAGTATAAGGGAGTAATGGATATGTTAACAAGAGAAGATGCAACAGCATTAGAACTTAAATTTTATCCTATTATACCAAATGTAATAAATGTATTATCTGGAGAATTTAGTAAAAGATTTTCTAAAGTGCAGTTTAGAGCTGTAGATGATGCATCATATAATGAGATGTTAGAACAAAAAAGAGTACTTGTTGAAGAAAATTTATTAGCTGATGCAGAAATGCAATTAGTTATGAAGATGATTTCAATGGGTATGGATCCTGGATCTCAAGAAGCACAACAAGAATTAAATCCTGAAAAATTAAAAACATTACCAGAAATAGAAGATTTCTTTTCTAAATCTTATAGAAGTATGGTTGAGGAATGGGCATCTCATCAATTAAATGTAGATGATGAGAGATTCAAAATGAAGGAATTAGAAGAAAGGGGATTTAGAGATATGTTAGTTACAGATAGAGAGTTCTGGCATTTCCGTTTATTAGAAGATGATTATGAAGTGGAATTATGGAACCCAGTACTTACATTCTATCAAAAATCTCCAGATGCAAGATATATAGCTGATGGAAATTGGGCAGGAAAAATAGACTTAATGACTGTATCTGATGTGATTGATAGATATGGGTATCTTATGAATGAGAAACAATTAGAATCATTACAACGTATTTATCCAGCCAGATCAGCAATGTATCAACTTACAGGAGTACAAAATGATGGTTCATATTATGATCCTACAAGATCTCATGAATGGAATGTAGGTTCTCCATCTTTAGGATATAGGCAATTTATAAGTAATTGGCAAAATAGTCCAGAAGGAGGAGGAGATATACTTAGTTGGATATTAAGTGAAGGAGATGATGTGCATATTTGGGGACAAGGAGAATTAATGCGTGTTACAACAACCTATTGGAAAACACAAAGAAAGGTGGGTCATTTAACATGTATTAAAAAAGATGGACATGTATATCAAGAAATAATAGATGAAGGATATAAGATTAATACTAAAGCTATTTATGATACAACTTTATTTAAGAATAAGACAAAGGATACTTTAGTTGAAGGAGAACATGTTGAATGGATCTGGATAAATGAAGTATGTGGGGGAGTAAAGATAGGACCTAATCTTCCAGCATTTTGGAGACAGGATATGTCTGATAATCTTAATCCTATATATTTAGGAATAAACAGACAAAAACCATCACGTATCCCTTTTCAGTTTAAAGGAGATAATAGTTTATATGGATGTAAACTTCCTGTAGAAGGAAGAGTATTCTCAGATAGAAATACAAGATCTACATCATTAGTTGATCTAATGAAAGCATATCAAGTTGGTTATAATATGGTTAATAATCAGATAGCTGATATTCTAGTTGATGAACTTGGAACAGTTATTATGTTTGATCAGAATGCATTACCACGTCATTCAATGGGTGAGGATTGGGGAAAGAATAATCTAGCTAAAGCTTATGTAGCTATGAAAGACTTTGGGATGATGCCTATGGATACTAGTATAACTAATACAGAGAATGCTACTAATTTCCAACATTATCAGACTTTAAATCTTGAACAAACAAATAGATTAATGTCAAGAATACAGTTAGCTAATCATTTTAAACAACAATGTTTTGAAGCAATAGGGGTAAATCCTGAAAGATTAGGAACTCCTATAGCACAGAAAACAGCAACAGGAGTAACTCAGGCAGTACAAGCATCATATGCACAAACAGAAATATATTTTACTAATCATTCAGATAATCTTATGCCTAGAGTTCATCAAATGAGAACTGATTTAGCTCAATACTATTATAGTACTAATCCAAGTGTAAGATTAACATATATTAATTCTGAAGCTGAAAAAGTAAACTTTCAGATAAATGGAACAGACCTCTTACTAAGAGATTTTAATGTGTTCTGTACAACTAGAACAAACCACAGAGCTATATTAGATCAATTAAAACAATTAGCACTCACTAATAATACATCTGGAGCATCTATATTTGATTTGGGAAGCATTATTAAATCTGATTCAATTGCAGAAGTTACAGATATCTTAAAAGACTCTGAGAAGAAAGGTGAAGCACAAAGAATGGAACAACAGCAAATGCAACAGCAAATGCAACAAGAACAGATAGCAGCTAAACAGCAAGAAGAAATGATGAAGTTACAATTCCAGGCTGAAGAAAATGAAAAAGAAAGACAGAAGGATATCACTGTTGCAGAAATAAGATCTGCAGGAATGGGTTCTATGGTAGATATTAACCAAAACCAGGAAGGAGATTTTAAAGATGCTATGCAAGAGATAAGACAGAGAGATGAATATAGAGAGCAAATGAATCTTAAACGTGAACAATCTGCTATTAATAATGCTCAAGAAGAAAATAAAATGAACATTAGTAGAGAAGAAATGGCTACACGCAGAGAAATAGCTAATAAAAATCTAGAAATTGCACGTGAAAATAAAAATAAATATGATGTGCAATCTGATAATAAAAAGAAGAAGAAGAAAAAAGATTAAGATAAAAAATAGGTGTTAGCTATATACTACAGAATAAATATATTTTCACTAAAATTTTTAAGGTTTATAAACTAAATTTGAACTATATTGTATATAGAGCAAGTAATCATAAACAAAACTTTAAACCAACAACATTATGAGCACAGAAACACAAACAGTAGAAACTAAGGTAACTCAAGAAGATGTAAATCTTGATGAGATCTTTAACGGCACTCCAGGTGCTGAGGCAATTACTTTGCCTGAAGAACCAGAAAAACCAAATGTTTTTACAAGAAAAGAAAATATTGATCCTTCTTTTTTAAATGAACCTACAGATGTAGCAGAAAAAGTAGAAGAAAAAGAAGAAGTAAAAGAAGAGCCAACATCTGAAACTTCTACAGAAGAATCTACTAAACCAGTATCAGAAAAACCAAGTACAAATGAGACTGAGGAAGCATTTGCTGCTATAGATGCAGTAGATGGACCAGAAACAGTAGATGAAACAGTAACTACAATAGGTAAGAAAAATACATCAGGAATAGCAGATATATTTGATAGACTTATTAAAGATGATAAAATTGTTCCATTTGATGATGATAAATCATTAGTTGATTATACAACTAAAGATTGGGAAGAATTAATCAATGCTAACTTAGAAGAAAAAGCTAATGAAGTTAGAAGGGAATCTCCTAAACAGTTTTTTGAAAGTTTACCTCAAGAATTACAAATTGCAGCAAGATATGTAGCAGATGGTGGACAAGATCTTAAAGGTTTATTTTCAGCATTAGCAACTGTAGAAGAAACAAGAGATTTAGATGTAAAAAAAGAAAAAGATCAGGAGCAAATCATTAAAGAATATCTTACAGCTACAGGATATGGAGATGTAAATGAAATATCAGAAGAAATAGAAATATGGAAAGATTTAGGAAAACTAGAAACACAAGCTTCAAAGTTTAAACCTAAGTTAGATAAGATGCAAGAATCTATTGTATCACAACGTCTTCAAGAACAACAAAAGATGGTTGAACAACAACAGAAAGCATCACAACAATATATGGATAATGTTTATCATACTTTAAAAGATGGAACATTAGGAGATATTAAAATAGAGAAAAAAGTACAGGCTATGTTATATAATGGTTTAGTACAACCTAACTATCCATCTATAAGTGGAAAAAACACAAATCTATTAGGTCATCTTCTAGAAAAATATCAATTTGTAGAACCTAACTATCAATTAGTTTCAGAAGCTTTATGGCTCTTACAAGATCCAAAAGGTTATAAAGATAGGATAATGGAAAAAGGTGCACAGCAGTCTGTAGAAAATACAGTAAGGAAATTAAAAACTGCTCAATCTGATAGATCAGGAAACTCATTAGGTATAGAGAATGAAGAAGATGCTAATAAACCTAAAAAGAAAAAGCTTCCAAGACAAAACAACAACATTTTTAAAAGATTTTAAACATTATTAACTAAATTAAATTAATCAATTATGGCAACTCCAGTTTTAAACAATGGGATTTTCCTGCGAGACACTAACTACAAAACTAGTTCTCATATTGATTCATATCACCTAACTCAACTTCTAGGTTCTGCTGAACCTATGGATTTGGGACCAGTTGATTTATGGGCAATGACACAGAAAGTGGAGATGCCTTTATATCAAATGGCTTCATTTGGTGGTAAGAATACAATCAATGTGGACAATGCACGTGGTGAGTATAAGTGGCAAACCCCTATTGCACAGGATCTACCTTTTATAGTGGTAGATATTGAATGTAATAATTTACACAAGGGTGTAGATGGACAAACATTCAAAATTAAATTATCCAAAAGAACATTTGGACATGGTGATATTATCACTTATGACAAGTATAACGGTTCTGAATTATACATCACTGCAGATGATATTATTCCTGCAGGAGATGGATTTATCTATACTGTACAACTTGTAAATAATGATAACACTGCTACTTTAGATAATAGATTTCTTGAATCTGGTACTAAGTACTTCAGAAAGGGTTCTGCTAGAGGAGAATATGGTGAAAGATTCTCAGACATTGAGACAGGATCTGGTTTCCGTGAATTCTATAACTTTGTAGGAGGAGCAGAAGCACATGTACATTATTCAATTTCAAGCCGTGCTGATCTTATGATCAAAGGTGGTATGAATGCAGATGGTACAGTACCTGTTACAGAGATCTGGAGAAATTTTGATCAAGATGCTAATCCTTCAGTATCAACTATTGAAGACTTAGTAACTAATATGGGTAAAGCAGGTGCAAGAGAAGCATTTGAAGATGGAAGGTTAACAAGAACTTTCTTAACAAATCTTGAAGCAGCTCATTTATCTAAAATTGCTAATGACATTGAAACTTACTTAATGTGGGGTCATGGTGGTAGAGTTAAACAAGATGGTCCAGATGATATCAGGATGTCTGTTGGTTTATGGAGACAGTTAGATAACTCTTTCAAAAGAGTTTATAATAAATCTTCATTTACTTTAGATATGTTCAAAACTGAACTATATAACTTCTATCAAGGTAAAGTTGAATTTCAAGGACCAGATCCTAAACGTAAGTTAATTGTACAAACAGGAATTGGTGGAATGCAATTAGTGAACAGATCAATTGCCAATGAAGTATTTGGTAGTGGTATGGTTGTTAATGCTTCTGATGTAGGAGCAGTAACAGGTAAAGGAATGGATTTAGATTATGGGTTTGCGTATACTAGTTATACTATCCCATTCTTAGCAAATGTTAAGTTTGTATTAAATCCAGCTTTTGATAACCTACATACTAATGATATTGAGAATCCTCTGATTGACGGAAGACCTCTTAGCTCTTATAGCTTTGTGATCTTTGATGTCACTGATGAAGGAAATGACAACATCTTTTTGTTGAAACTTTCTTGGGATAACCAATTGAAATGGTTCTATCAAAATGGTACAATGGATTATATGGGAAGAAGCCAAGGTTTCTCCTCTTCTGGACAGTTCAATGGTTACCGTGTCTATATGACGCAGACCATGCCAGCTATCTGGGTTAAGGATCCAACCAAAGTATTAAAAATTGTTATGAGGAATCCTATTACGGGAGGCTCATTCTAATTTAAGAGGGACAGGGAGGAGTTGAGTCTTCTCCCTTTCTTTTTTTTTAACTTTTAAAAAAATAGGACAATGGGAACATTACCAAGTAAATTTTCAGCAACTACTCCTGATGCAACATTAACAGTTGCAGCCAGAGCAGATCAGTATGGTACAGGTGGATTAGCAAAATTAGCTCATGTAAATACGCTAATTGATGCTTTAACTCTTCCTGCATTTGCAGATGAAGCAGATGTTGTATTAAATTCAAATCTAGTAACTGGTGATTTATATCAGACAGATGGGAGTGGTGCAGCACCTTTGAATGCTATAGGTATAGTAATGGTAGTACAGTAGTATTGCAAACTTATGCTGGGGTAACTCAGCATTAGAACTTTTGATTATATGATCAAGATAATGGAAGAAAATCTTATGCAATGACTATTATAAAAAAAGTACCAGGACGTATGCCTTATGTAACAAGATTTAGACATTTAGATCAGCAACGTAGGAATGTACAAAGAGCTTTAAATTCAATTCCAGCTAGTTCAGATGAAAAGGTTTCTGTATCTGCATTTGATACAACTCCAGGATATTTAGGAACTAAGTTAACTCAGGGAACAGGAATAACATTAACTCCATCAGGAGGAGGAAATGAGACATTAGAAATATCAAGTGGAGCAAGTGATTTTTCAGAAGTAATAACTATATCTACAGTTGATGCAGCAGCATCTATAGATATTTTTACAACTTTAACAGCTTATGCAAATAAATATATAAGATTAATATCAACAGGGGTAGCTGGAACAAAACAAATTTTAATTCCTCTAGATGCAACAATAGATTTTCCAATTGGAACAGAATTTACATTATTTTGGGCAACACCCACTGTAATTCCTGGAGATGTATATAGAATAAGAGCAACTGTTGGAGTAACCTTTAATTTCTTTAGTCCAACATTTTCACCAGGAGCAGGAACAGCAGTTTTTGGAGGATCAGAACATACTGCAATAACAATTAAAAAAGTAGGAATAAATCTTTGGGATGGTGTAGGAAATATAGTTTGATATGAGTATGATATCTAAATTTGGGGTTTGCTCAAGTGCACAACAAGATATAGGAATAACATATATTTTAGATGACTATCCTAATGCATTAGGGGCATTTTCCTTAAGAAAATTAAGTAGTACATATATAGGAAGTGTATTACGTGTACGTAGAATTAATATAGCTTTTCCAGAAGTAGTAGATATAGATTTTGATAGTAATGATGTAGTAAGTATGGATTCTCCTGTAACTGCAGTAGTAGGGACTACTTTAGCTACTAATCTAGGAGAATTTGTTGTAGCACCAGGATATTCTGATCCTGATGGTATAGGTCTTGCACAAAGAACAGCTGTAGTTCAATGGTATGATCAAAGTGGAAATGGACTTTTACTTGACCAAACAGCAGCCACAGCTTATCAACCTACATTTAATGCTCCAGGAGCTTTCTATGAAGTAAATGGAAAACCAGGTATATTCTTTGATGGGAGTAATGATACATTATTTCAATGGGATGTGTTTGGTTTAGAAGCCACAGCTACTGATATAGTCCACTACTCAGTTCAATATATAGAAGATGAAAAATTTGTTTTTGCAAGAGGAGGACATGGAGGAGATTATTATGGAACTGGACAATATGCCAACACCACTACGGGAAGTTATGGAAGTTCTCCAGGCACTTCACCTCCTAATGATTGGTATGTAAATGGAGTTGCATTACCAAAAACTTTACCTGCTGGTGGCCCATTTACTAATGTAGATAGAGACAGTGTTTTTTATGCTTTGTCTAATTTTGTACCTCCTCTCCCTGACCCTCCCGCAACAGCAGGACAAACACTTGCTACATTTACTGGAATAAATTTCATTTCATGGTCATATCCTGGACCTGGTTTAGCAGAATACGAGTTATGGTCATATGGAAGTGGATATACTATTAAAGGAAAAATACAAGAACTTATCCTTTATAATGCTCCTAACCATCCTATACAAGGAAATATAGAATCAGCAATAAATAATTATTATAGTATTTATCCTTAATTATACTAATTGGATAATAAACAATAAATTTGTATATTAATATTAACTAAACCAACAATAAAATGAAAGCAGAAGAACTAACAATTGTAGAAAAGTATCAGCAAGGTAAAAAAAAGACTTTAGCTATACGTCCATTTTTTGATAAGACTAAAGAAAATATGGGCTTAGAAAATTATGGGATGGCACTATATGATGGTGTTTATCATGAAGAACAACTAGCTTGTTTAGAACTCAATGGTATTAAAAGATTTGTAACTGGATTAAATGAATTTGCTCCAGATGTAAAGATGATGCCAACTGAACAACAGGCAAAAAAGATTAAAGAAATAAGAGAAACAGTAGCTCAATTAGAAAAAGAATTAGCTGCTAATGTTATTGATCCAGAAGATGCTGCTTTTTGGAATAAAGTAACACTTTTAAAACCTGATAATGATAAGTTTTGGTCACGTATTACATTAAGATGTGGAAATGATCCAGTTTATTTAGATCCTATTAAAGATCCATATGATCTTATTAAAATCTATGCTATTAATGCTGGAGGATTCTCACTAGTGGGTAAATCTCTAAAAGAAGCTAAAACAGCTAATCCATCACCTAAGTTTTATTTAGATAGACAAGAAGAGACTTTAGGAACAAGAACTGAATTAACAAAAATAAAAAATAGAGCAGTTGTTGAATTACAAAAACTTTATGATTCTAATGTTACTAAGTTAATGTATGTTGCTAAAGTTATTGATGCAGAAAGTACATTATATACTAAAACTACTCCAAATGATGTGTTATATGAAAATATGGATACATATATTAATGGAACAGGTATAGAAAGAAACAAAAGAAGAGCTGCAGAAACTTTTTTAGCTGTGTCTAATGAAACTATGGAGGATCTAAAAATAAGAGCTCTTGTAAAAGATGCCTTATCTTATAAATTAATAACTATGAAAGGTAATGGTTTTATTGAAGATCTTAATACACAAGTTAAATTAGGTAAAAGACCTAGTGAAGTTGTTGATTTTCTTAAAAATCCAATAAATGAGGAAACACTATTTGGATTATTAGCAAAAGTTGAAGAATATTGGAATACATAGATTGTTATGAATAATGATACAATAAGAATAAAAGTTGAAGAACGTCTTAATAAATTATCTAGTAGTGACTATGATAATATTGAATGCTGGCAAGTTGTAGAAGCATTTAATAAAGCACAGATAGAATGGTGTAGGAGACAACTTCATGGAGGTAATATCTATAAAGAAGGGGATGAGATGTCCAAAAGACGTGTAGATGACCTCCAAATCTTATTGAATGAAATAACTTTAACTGGTATTGTGACTGATACATATTTTGAAGGAACAAATTTTCCTTCTGATTATATGGAATATAAAAGAGTCTATACTACAGCTAGTACAGAATGTTGTCCTAAACCTTTTACCTTAACTTGTTATCTTGCTGAAGAAGCAAATGTACAATTACTATTAAGAGATCCTTTGAAGAGACCAGATTTTGAATGGGGAGAAACCTTTTGTACATTAATTGATAATAAAATAAGAATTTATAGAAGAGAATTTGATGTAGTTAAACCAACATTAACATATTATAAAAAACCTATTAATATAGAAATACAAGGTTGTGTTGATCCTTATACAGGTATTGTTACTACCACTAATATTTTTTGTGAATTTAAAGATGATATAGTTGAATTGATTATAGATGAAGCTGCATCATTATTAGCAGGGGATATAGATGAATTGAATCAATATCAGAGAGGAACTCAACAAGCTGAAAGATCTAACTAAAATTAATTATTATGAAGAAAGAACAATTATTTGGAATAATTAGACATGCTTTAACAGTAATTGGAGGTGGTCTAGTAGCAAAAGGTTATCTTGAAGATGCTGTTGTACAAGAAATCATTGGTATTCTGGTATCTACTGCAGGTGTAATTTGGTCATTTGTAGACAAAAATAAAAAAGAAGCTTAAAAAATTATGCAATTAAGAAAATTAATTGTATATTAAATATGGGTCTACAGATGTAGACATTATGTATATATTATTTATTTATAAAATTTAAAAATTATGGCTTATTTTAATCACGCTTTTCAAAAAGCATTTTTAGCAAATTCAGTTGATACTGATTTAGCTGACGCTTCACAGGATTTAACCTCTGGAGAATTTGCAGTACTTGATGGTGAAACATATGGTGTTCTTGATGCTTTAGGCATTCAAAATTTCTTAGGAAAACATCTAATGTTAGCTCAAGGAAGTTTACATACTAGTGATACTATTGGTAATAATCCTGGTCATGGTGGTTATTTGGAATCAACTAAATCCAAATTTATCAACCCTAGATATGTTACAAAGATCTGGCATACATGTTGTAATGATATGACTCCAGCAGTTTTAACTCTTGAATCATGTGATGCATGTTTTCCTTGTGGAGAGGATCCCATGTTTAGACTAGATGTTAAAGGGTCTCCTGCACTTAGATTCTTAAATCACAATGCTTATGCAACTGTGGATACAGGAAACTACTGTTGTGCAGATGGTCAACAATACTTAGATCCTACATGGGTTCTAGGAAAAATTGCTCAAGCATTGGTACATGATCCAATTGTAACTCCATTTATTCAGATTGTTTTAGAAACATCTGTTGATGGTGGTGCAACTTACACAGCAGTTCCAGATATTGATGCATATGTACCTTTAGCAGGTGATCCTACTGCACTTAACTGTGGTAAAATTACTATTACTGGTGCATACGTTGATACTAGATTTGGTGACTGTTCATTCAGAACCACTGATTTTTACAATAAAGAACCTGTTAGTTTAGTGGGTATGTTTATTGATGAAAGTGGTGATGCATGTTATGAGTCTTGTGCAACACAAACATATGTTCCAGGATTAATGGCTAACACTCAAGGTGAAACTGTTATAAGGGAAATTCTCATGACAGAGAATTACATGCAAAATCCTTATAACCAAGGAAACCAAGATAGTGCAAGGATCCGTGAGATTGAAGGTTCTGATGATATTAAAGCAGCTGTAACAAGAACAGCTCTATATGACCGTTGGTATCTCTTACATAGTGTTCCACGTTTTAATAATCCAACAGGAGTATTTGACAATGATCAGTATTTATATACTATCTCAACTTTATGTGACTCAGCAGAATCTGCTACGGTAGCAACTCTAATGGAGGCTATTGCAGCCTTAACAGGTATTGTAGTTCCAGTTGCAATTGAAGAAGATTGTGCAACTACTAGTTGTCCTTAAGTTTAACACTTGATTTCTATAATAAAAAGGGTGGGAGCTAAAACTCCTGCCCTTTTTATTTTATAATTGCAGTAATTTTTGTATATTAATTACGTAAGCAAGCTTATTTACATTCTAAAAAAATAAATACATGGCATCTAAACATATTCTCAGCTTAGAAGTTCCAGAAGTTGCAAATTGTGAAATATTCAGAATAATAGATACAAGTCAATATTCAGATAATATATCTATAGATTGTCCTGAATTACTTATTACACCTCCTGGGTTTAGTCAACCTGCTTTAATAAAGGTGCAACCAGGATTTGATTTAAATATTAATGCTTGTGCATTAGATATTCAAACAACAGATTGTAGTAGTGAAAGAACAATTTTACCTGATGGTATATATATTATAAGATATAGTGTTTCTCCTAATGATAAAGTATATGTAGAATATAACTTTTTAAGGACAACAACATTATTAAATACATATTATAAAAAACTTTGTGAATTAGATATAACTCCTTGTGAACCAACATCTACCAGAATGGATTTATTATCTCAAATGAAATATATCAGAACATTAATAGATGCAGCAAAAGCAAAAGTAGAATATTGCCAAAGTCCAACTGAAGGAATGGAATTATATAACTTTGCTAAAAAGAAGTTAGCTCAGATTACTTGTGATGTGTGCTGTTAAATAATTATCTATGGTTTGTAAGTATTGTAAAAAAAAGTTTACCTGTGGATGTCAAAAAACAAAAGGATTTGATGGATCTACCATTCATAAAACATGCTTAACTAAGTATAATCAATTATCTCCCAAAACAACTTCCAGACCAGTATCAAGTACAGGTGCTATAAGAAAAAATGAAACAATAAATAAATATGACAGGGCACGAAGAATCAATCATTAAAAAGATAGAAATAGAACAGAAGTTCTCTAATGAAGTGTTTTTGTCATTTAGACAAGAAAGATTTGGTATAACTCATTGTTGCCCTGTAGATGTAGAAAAATATTCTATTCAAAAAGAATTATGTGATTGGGAGGAGCTTAAAACTCCTGTTTATATATTAACATCTATAACAGAAACAATGTGGTTTTTCTTTCCAGGTGAACCATTACCAACTTGGGCTGTACAATGTGCTCCATTAGATGGAGATGCATGTGGAGATGATGGATATCAGTGTTTTTATTTTACTGTAAAAGATCAAAATGGCAATCCTGTTAAAGACCATCCCATTTATATTGATGGGGGTAATGTAGGTAAAACAGATGTAAATGGTGAATTAAGATACACCATGACAAATGCTAATGTTATAACTGCACATACACTTAATCTCTGTCATTGTTTTACAAGTACAGGATATTGTAATCAAACTAAATTTGATATTGTATTAGATATAGATTGTTTACCTGAAGCATGTGAAACACCAACATATATTTGTGCTCCAATAATAACAGATCCATCAGATTGTACATCAGGATGTACATTACCAAAAGATACAGTACATGCAAAATTTAATGTTATACATGATTTTGTTAATTGTGGACAGATAATGTATAATGTATCAAAGGATATAGGAGGATTTCAATTTACTGTAGATGGAGGTGCAGGTTGTGGAGCAGCATTAGGTGGGGATGCAGATATACCAGGATTTGTTGTTATAAATACAGGATGTACATATATTGGTACTTCTACTGTTGGAGCAACTATACCCGCAGGATGTGGAACACTCACATATTTTTTAATAGATCCTCTTCCTATTGCAGCTGGGATAAGTGGAATTGTATTTGCTGAACCAGACGGAACAGTTATACCAACAACATTAATAACAGATTGTTTATGATGAATAGTAATTATGTAACTTGGTTGTTTAACAAAACTTTTGTATATTATATATAGATGAATAGCCATAAAAAATATATTAAATGATACCTACAAATTCTAATAGAACAAGTCCATGTGATCCAGTTTCATCTAACTGTGTAATTTGGCAAGGACCAGATTTAAAATTTGATAATCCAGGAGGATGTATAGATATATGTAATGGAGATACAATAAGTGATGTTGTAGCAAAAGTAGCTGAACAGTTATGTGAATTAATGGAAGCATCATGTTTATGTGATCCAGATATGAGTGGCATTGATTTAAGTACGTGTCTACCTCCAGCCACTCCTTTAAATATTCAAGATATAACACAGGCTATTATTGATTATTTATGTAGTATAACTCCTGGAGGATCAGCAGAAATAATATGTGATGTTCCAGATAGTTTTTCACAAATAATTTCTCCTGATTATGCAACAAATCCTATAACACAGTTACCTATATGTGATTATGCATGGGAATTAGCACAACAGATACAACCAATACTTACTTCTTTAAATTCCTTAAGTTCATATGTAACAAGTATAGCTACTGATGTGGCTGCATTACAAGCTGCAGCAGCTATAACCCCTCCTATTTTACAAATGTATTCTAAATGTATAATGGGAAATGTAACTACATTATTCCCAATAGATGTATTAGTAAATGCATTAGAATCACAATTTTGTGACTTAAGAGCAAGTGTAGGAAATCCTGGTGCTGGAGGAGATATTGAATTAGCATTAGCAAGTATTTGTATTTTTTCTGGTTCAAAAACAGTTAATAATCCAGGAGTAAGTTATTTAGGAGAATATGCAGCTAATTGGATTTCTAATCCATCTACTATGGCTCAATCTCAACAAGATCTTTGGATTGTTGTATGTGATTTATATAAAGCAATACAAGGTATACATGCTAATTGTTGCCCTAAACCATGTGAAGGATTGATATATGATTTTACAGCAGTAGTAGGAAGTGGAGGTTCTCTTTTAACTATTAATTGGAATCTATCTGACTTTCCTCCTCCTTATCATGATTGTGCAGCAGGTTCATTAGTAACAGTAACAGATACTTTTGGATTAGATACTTCAGCCTATTTACAACCTGCTATGTTTCAAGCATCATATGCTGGACAAGATATAGATGTTAGTATGCTTACTCCTAATGATACATATTCAGTTCAAGTTGATTTTTGTATAACAGATGCTCCAGGACCTAATACATGTCAGTTCACTCTAATAAAATCTGTACCAGCATTTTTACCTTGTCCATCTCCTGTTACCTTTGGGCCTAATACAATTAGTACTATTCCTTATGCTTTTAATAATAGCTTAACAGGAAATGTAACCTATAGTGTAAGTGCTGTAGATACACTAACTTTAGCAACAGCAGGTAGTAGTCCTCAAATTTTTGTTGAAACAGGTGTTTCAGCTATTTCAGGTACAATTACTGGATTAGCATCAGGTACACTATATAATATGGTGATAGAAATTTGGCCTACATTAACTCCAGCATCAAAAGTTGTTTGTCAATCAGGACAATCCACTACTGACCCTATTGTATGTGCAGATACATCAATAGGACCAGGTGCATTTGTTCCTCAGTTAATATTACCT